CAGTGGGCGCAGGATGGCGCGAGGGATCGGCCATGAGCTACATGCCGGAAGCGAGCTTGGAAATCGCCGCGTGGAACAGTCACCGCTCCGCGCAGCGAGCGCCTATCGGTCAGCCCCCGTATGAGTTGCGTCGGAAATCTCGGCGCGAACAGACGCCGCATAACGCCGCAGTGGCGGGCTTCGCGGTCGCCATTGATGAGGCGGAGAAGCATCGTCGCACGCTTAAGCGCCGGTTCGGCTACACCGACAAGCAAATTGGAACTATGGCGATGATCCATAATTCTCGGAAAAGAACCCCTTGACCCGGGCGGCTAAGTATGGTTAATGCCCGACTTCACCGGAGTCGGCATATGACCAGCCCCTCGCTCAACGCCGTTGGCGGCACTGCCGCTGTCATCGCTCTCGCAGTCGTCCTTTATTTCGGTGCAACGCACGCGGCATGTCCGCCCGACGTTGCGCCGAAGCCCGCGACCGCAGTCGTGACGACCACGGTGACGCCCGTGCCCGCACCCGCTGTGGCACCTCCGATGCAGATCGTCCCGAAGGCAACCCCCGTCAAGCCGCCAATCAAATTCCGCAAGGTGACGAAGATGGATTGCAGTTGGGTGCCCGCGATCACCAAGAATTACAGCAAGGAACAGATCACCGCCGCAGCCCAACAGTACGGATTGTCCCCCGCACAAGTATCGGCATTGCGCGCTTGTTTGAACTAACAAAGGATCATGGGATCGCTTTGGCGGGATGGCTCGCCGGAGAAATCGAGGAGTGACGACAATGGCCGTAAAACTCAAGACCATTTATGAGAAGGCAGAAGACATCCCGGAAGGCTACGGTGAGCTTTACACCGAGAAGAACGGGAAGTTCGAGTTGACGGACGTCGAGGGCGTCAAGACTCAAGCCGACGTTGACCGCGCGACCAACGCGCTCGTCAAGGAACGCAACGATCACAAGCTCGCTCGCGAGAAGCTCCAACAGTTCGGCGAATTCGATCCGGCAGCACTTCCGGTGATGGTGGAGGAATTGGCCGAGGCGAAGGCGAAGCTCGAAGCTCTCACCGCCGAAGGCAACGATCAGACCGTCAAGGTGCAGGCGCAAATCGACGCGGCGGTCAACCGCGCGGTCGGCCCGATCACCCGCGACAAGGAAAGCATCGCTCGGCAACTCGACGCGGCGAAGAAGGCCGTCGCCGAGAAGGAAGCCGAAGTCGCGAAGCTCACCGCTGACGCCGAGTCCGAGCGCACCCGCCTCGCCATTCGCGATGCGGCAATCGCGGCGAAGGTTCTCCCGACTGCCATCGACGACGCGGTTCTCGTCGGCGAGCGCATGTTCGAGACCGTCGATGGCAAGTTGCTCACCAAGGGCGACAACGGCATCACCCCCGGCTTGAGCCCGAAGGAATGGGCGAAGGAAATGGAGGAGAAGCGTCCGCATTGGTTCCCGACCAGCGTCGGCGGCGGCGCGCAAGGCGGCAAGGGCGGCGGCTCGTCCAACAAGGACAACCCGTTCACGGCCGAGAATTGGAGCGTCACCAAGCAGGGCCAGTTGTTTAAGGAAAACCCGGAGAAGGCTGCGCAGATGGCGGCTCGCGCCGGAGTCAAGATCGGCGACGTGCGCCCCGCGAAGCCGCGTGCAGCGGCCTAAGTGTTACAATCCGATCCTCAATAGTTGACAATGCCGCCGCGAGGCGGCATTGTTGTTTTTGAGGGGGCGGAGACGCCTCGCGGCCGAGCGTGATGTATCGAGCTACGTCACTTCTAGCCGGTTTCCGCCCCCTGATATCAAGACGATAGAGTATTGACGCGCCCATTCGTTTGTTTGGTTATCATCAAATAATATCGAATTCACAAGCGTTTCTCGCAATTTGCCCCAAACAAAACGCGAAAAAGAATTCTAGGGTTGCTTCGCACGCCAAAACGCGTTAACCATACACGCAAATGAGGGGTCTTCTGGTATCTCGGCGCGCCCATGGCGGTGCTCGACAAAGGACCAATCCCCGGGAACCAAACCCGCGATGCCTCACATGGGTGAGGAGCCGGAGCAATCCAGTTTCACCCTTTGGAGAGTATCATGACCAACGTGTCAACCACCATCGCAGACGTTATCGTTCCCGCGATCTTCACGCCGTACACCCAACAGTTGACGATGGAAAAGACCGCCATCATCCAGTCGGGCATCGCGGCACGCGACGACTTCCTCGACAACTTGCTCGCAGGCGGTGGTCTTACCTTCACCGTCCCGTCGTGGCAGGACATCGGCGACCCGGCCGAAAACGTGTCGAGCGACGACGCGAACACCGACTCCACCCCGAACACCACGCAGACCAGCGGCGAAGTCGCCGTTCGTCTTTCGCGTAACAGTTCGTGGAGCACCATGCGCCTCGCGACGGCTCTTGCCGGTGCCGACCCGATGCAGTCCATCGCATCGCGCGTCTCCGACTATTGGGTCCGTCGTCTGCAACGCGCCTTCGTGGCCGTCGCCAACGGCGTCTTCACGACCAACGAATTGTCGGACCCGACCCTCGGTCGCTCCGGCCGCACCGGCCTCTCCGCCGCTTACGGCGTACAGGCCGACCTGACCAACAGCATCGCAGCCTCGGCTTACTCGGCTGGCGTCACGGACTTCCAAGCGGAGTCGTTCATCGACACCGCGACGTTGCTCGGCGACGCGGCGGAGGACGTGACTGCGGTGTTCATGCACTCCATCGTCTACTCGAAGGCGCAGAAGAACAACCTCATCGACTTCATCCCGGATGCGGAAGGCCACATCAACATCCCGGTGTTCTTGGGTCGGCGAGTCATCGTTGACGACGGTATGCCCAACCCGGCGGGCGACACCGCCAACAACGCCAACACTGGATCGGGCTCGGGCCTGTACCACACTTGGCTCGTTGGTCCGGCCAGCTTCCGCCTCGGCGTCGGCACCCCGGTCGTCCCGACCGAAGTGTTCCGCTACCCGTCGCGTGGTAACGGCGCAGGCTCGGACGTACTGTTCAACCGCGTCGAGTGGGCGATCCACCCGGTCGGTCACGCGTGGGTCGGCTCCTCGCCGGTCTTCGAGGGCGGCCCGACCAACGGTCAGCTTTCGGCCAGCGGTTCGTTCGTCCGCGTGTTCCCGGAACGCAAGCAGATCAAGCTCGCTCGCCTGATCAGCCGCGAGTCCACCCTGACGCCTCCGGCGTTCACGGATGCCAGCGGCGGCCAGAACGTCGAGTAATCGACGGCCGGTTTAAGAGATACGCCGGATGTCAACTCAGACTTGACATCCGGCCGCTTCTTCAAACCCAAGGTACACGCCAATGGCTGACACAGATACCCTCGCGTCCCCTCGTTCGTACAAGCGTCACCAACGCTATGCGAACTTCTCGCGACTCAATCACAGCAAGCAAGAGCTTTCGTTCCTCACGGTCGAGGCAACTCGTCTCAGCACGACCCCGGCGAACATCTTCCACTTGCTCGACAGCTTCACCGCCGACCAAATTCGGGCAGCGGCGACGCTCGGCGCGCTATAAGCCTTCGGTGTCCGTCCAGAGGGGGGACTTCCGGCGGATGCTGATCGGGCGGGGCGCGCGGCGAAAGCCGCCGCCCCGCCTATCATTTTAGCTTCCCCGTTGCATGGGCATCGGGGCGTATCCCCAAGCCAAAGAGGTTACCATGTCAGGTCAAACGGAAACCCCCAAAATTCTCGCCGCGCTCGCGCAGCTTGATCCGGCCGATAACTCGCATTGGACGAGCGACGGCCTGCCGAACACGGGAGTCGTGCAACGGATCGCAAACGACCAGACGATCAAGCGCACCGACATTCAAAGCGCCCGCCCGGGCTTCGACCGTGAAGCGGCGCAAGCCGCTGCGGATGCAGCGCAGGGTCCGGCCGACTTCGAGGAAGGCGTCGGCGGCGCGCCGGTAGTGGCGAAGGCTCCGGCACCAATCGAACCGATTGCGCCGCAGGGTGAAACAGTTTTGGTCTCCGACGACCAGCTTCACGCCTCGCTCAGCAAGCAGGTTCGCGATGCCGAAGCGATGGTCGAGCGCGGTCGGGCGATGGAAAACGACGGCGGCAAGCTCGTCAGCGACGGCATGAAGGCGCTCACGCAGGCGCGTACAAACTTCCACAAGTATTTCCCGCCGACGACTCAGGCGGAGAATACTCGGGCCTATCTCGATGCCTCGAATGCGGAACGCGCGGCGCGCGTCGCCGCACGCGGCAACGCCTCGCAGTTGGACGCCGCAAAGCGCGGCGGCAACGCGCGGGGATGGAATGGACAAGCGCAGTCGCGCGGTCCCGGCGGCGCTCGCGCGTTTAGCCGGAAGGAAGCCGCAAGCCTCGGGTTCGCAGTGCCGGGGTCGCAAGCGGCTGAAAACCGTCCGGCTCCGATCCGAGCCGGTGGCGTTCGGGCGTAAAAATCCGTTGGCAGAACACGCGGGCCTGCCGACCAAATAATCCACATCACCCCCGCCCCGCAGCGGCCTAACGGCCGCATGGGGGTGGGGGTTTTGTTATGATTACACGTCAGCAACAAGCGGCCCTCTACTACGCGCGTCGGCGCAGAATGGCGCTTACCGTTCTCAGCAAGCTCACGCCATGGTCGGAGGGGCTGACAATCTCGGCCGGTCAGTATGTGTCGGCAGAGAATGGCAATGCGGCGTTCCTCGCCACGGACGGCGGCACGACCGGCCCTAACCCGCCAGTCGGGCAGACGTTCAAGGATGGGAACAGCGGCGTGACGTGGCGTCGCGCCGACATCATGTCCCTTCTGACTTACCTCTACACCGGAGCACCCACGCCATGAGCGATTTTGGTTCTCTCCTAATCTTCTCCGTGCAAGATCGCACGGGCACGGTGGCGCAGCTTTCGCCCGTCAGTTCGCCGGGGCCGGAGAACCCGGTCGAAGTCGGCGACACTGGCGTCTACGCGGGCACACAATCGTGGAGCGGCGCGGCAGTGTCGCTCGCCTTCACAGTCAATCAGCTTGTCGAGAACAGCGCGAACGGCGACTTCGGGATCACGACCGCGCTCGGTCCGATCCGACTCGACGGCGAGGGCTCGGGACCCGGCTCACTTCTGAATTCGGCATGGCCGGAGAGCGGCACCGTGGCGTGGACGAGCGGCGCGAACGAAGGCTTGACGCTCGACATCGCCGCGATGACCATGGCGAACGCGTACATCTACCCGGACTTCTTGAGGCAGTACGTCGGAGCGCGCGGCAACTTTATCATCCCGGATAGCCCGGCCGAGGCAATCCAGAATTCCATCGTGCAAGCGACGGACTATCTCAACCAACGCTATCGCTATAAGGGCACGAAGCTCTTGCAGTTCTTGAGCAACGGCGCGCTCGATCCGAGCATCGGCTTCATCGACCCGTGGCTCGGCGAAATGGGATTTCTCGGCGGCGGCCCGGGCACGAACTTCAACGCATGGTTCACTCCGAGCGCCACGCAGCAAGCTCTCGCGTGGCCGCGCGTCGGCGTGGTTGACAACGACGGCGACTCGGTGTTCGGCGTCCCGCTCGCGATCAAGTACGCGTGCGCGGAGCTTGCGGCCCGCGCGCTCAACGGTGTCGTGTTGCAGCCGGACTACGACTCGTCCATCGTCAGCAACGGCGGTGTCGTGTCGAGCATTTCTCAAGAAGTCGGCCCGATCAAGACGACCAAGAGCTACAACATTCCGATTGGTCTCGGCTTCTTCGCATCGTTCCCGCAGGTTGACCGCATCGTGCGCAGCGCCGGTTTGTTGATCGCGGGCGGCGGTCGCAGCATCATTCTTTAAGGACGAGTCATGGCTCTTGCGAAAGGCGGCAGCGGCGGATCGGGCAACGCGGGTAACATCGCAGTCGGCCAGCTTTTCTATGCGCAGATGCTCGCGGTTGCCGACCAGCTTATCACCGACTACGGCATGGCCGCGTCGCTCCGAAACAACGAAACCGGCGCGCTCCGGGCCTGCATCGTGGCGATCACCGATTACATGCCCCGGGACGCCGCGACCCAACTCGCGAACCCGACCGAGCGGACGGTCCTATTCGCGGCTGGCCTCGGGGACATCCCCAATGCGGCCCCGGATTGGGAGAATGAGCAATTGGTGACCTACGTCCAACCCCCCGGAAACCCCCCGGTTATCAACGAAACCCTGTCTTTCACGATGCCGCTCAAGCTCTACAGCCCGGGCGGCATAGTCGTGCTCTATCAAACGAATGTGAAGCTCTAAACTAGGGTTGCCTTGGAGGGCGGTTTATGGTTAATGGGCCTGTTGTAAACCCATGACGAAGGGCAGTCCCCCATGGCCTTCTCAGTCAACGACCGGCGGCAGCTAATTCTCAGTCGCCTCTACGCGTTGCTCGGCGGATTGACTATTCCGCTGTTGGGCGGCCCGGACGGGCCAGTCAATATCGTCCCGGGGAATATCGTTCAAAATCGGAACGAGCTTCCCAAGGACAAGGTGCCGGGGATCATCATTCTCGACGCCGACGAAATCAAAGACCCGCAGGCGCAGTTGCGCACGCGAGGTTTGACGGAAACGAGGGTCCCGTCAAACATCATGAAAATGACCCCCGAGATTTACGTGGTCCTCGACACTCGGGGTATCACGAACAAGAACGGCGGAGCGGACTTGAATACGGCGCGACTCTCGATCTTGGCAGCGGTGCTACCGGATCAACAGTTGCAGAAGATCGTCGGAGCAAACGGCAATATCGTCTACGACGGCTGTGTTACGGACTACGCTCGAAACAGGACGATGAAAGGCCAGTTGGGAATTTCGATCACGTTCACGTACCCGCTCATCGAGAACGAGTACGTCGGGATCAACCTTCCGAGCGGCTCTTAAACCGAGGAGTGGGATGCCATGGGTGACCAACAGAACCCGGCCTTCGACATCGAAGGCTCACTTACGTCGCCGAACATCGGCAACTACTACATCGGTCGTGGTCTCGTCAGCATTCAGTTGCTCGGCGAGAACGAGTACACGCCTTGCGGCAACAGCCCGCAGTTCGAGTTTCAAGCCAAGGTCACGCAGCTTGACCACTATTCCTCCATGACGGGCGTCAAGGTCAAGGACTTCACGGCGGTCACCGAAATCTCGGGCTCGCTGACGATGGTCCTCGAAGAATTCACCGCTCGCAACATGGGCTTCGCGCTTCTCGGCCTGCCGACCGGCGGCCCGTCCCCGACTCCCGACACGATTGACATCTTCGCCGATCCAGTCATCTATGGCTCGGTGAAGTTCGTCGGCGCGAACGATGTGGGTCCGATTTGGACGACGGTATTCCCGCTCGTCTCGCTCAAGCCCTCGAAGGCCATCGCGTTCATCGGCAACACCTACGGCACCATCGACCTGTTGGGCGACGTGCTGTACGACCGGCTCACTGGCGGCTTCGGCACGGCGACGACTACCCTGCCGAACAGCCCGAACCCGACGCAGATTTAACGAGCTTGCCTGCCTTCTCG